CTCCGTAAGGAGTCGCAGTAGCTTAGAAGCCGACATCCTCTCAGTCCATTTCTGGACTGTCGGAATGCCGTGTGGCCGGATTACCCCCCGGCCCTTCTTTCAATGGCGAAGAAATTACTTGAGACTTTTCGTCTCCTAAACATGCCTGTAGTCAGTGTTTCGCTGCAGTGGTTGTCTCCAGAACGCGGTTATCCCTTTCAAAGGATTCCTCGACTGGCGTGGGTACATATTCGATCATAGAAGGAATCATTTCAGTGAGGTCAACACGAAGTTCTCTCATGTTTGAGATCTTCCGCATGACTTCATAGATTTGATCCTCTATACCTTTCATAACGTAGGGTATGGGGTGGGCCGGACTAGATCCAATCAAGCTATCGAGGATTGTCTCTTCGAACAGTCCTCCCTTCGGTAGGTATCCTTTAAGGATCTTGGATATATTTCCTTGATCCTCGAGGATCTTTACCGCTCTCTTCTCTAACTGCCTTCCTCGGATGGTCATGTAGCGATACATAACCCCCTCTCAGTACTTTTGATCAATGTTACGGTCCTCCCCTTGAGGGTTGACTGGCAAAGACTTAAAGACCGGAGGTTCCATATTCATATGGAGTCCGATTGGGCTGTTAGATAGGAGGAAGAGGAGCTCATATCCTTTCTGATTTGGGCTCCCGGGGCATAAATCGAGGCTAACATTATTTCAAACTCAACCCTTATGGTATAGTTCATCGAACAGTAGTGGTAAGCAAAACAATGACTTACTCACAACTTTCATGAGTTTATATCCTAAGGGAGTCAGTTCCTCTCCGTTATAGAAGATGCGTTTAGCAAATTCTATGCGGAGATGACCTGGCTCACTTATAAGGGACTTTGTAAGATTTATATTAACACCTAATTCTTGCATGGTTACCTTGTAACTATTCGCCACCCGGTCATTCCATATGACAACATCGTCACCCAGTACTTGGTATTGGTCGAAGGATTTGAAACCCTCCTTCCAAGCTAAATACTGGATGAGGCCGTGGTGCGCTAGAGCGAAAGATGCCCAACTGGAGTAAAATCCCATTGGTTGTCCGACGCCATAGCGAACTACGGTTTTGTCTACGTGGAAATCCCTATTAACCATGATGTCCTTTCATGTCTCTGTGAGTTCTTTACCTAGTATACCTTCAAGAACGACGCAGATTAAATCGACAGGGAATCGGTCAGTTGCTGCCGTCAGATCAAACGAGAAACAAGGATGTGTTGCGGAGGATTTGACTCTCTCCGCACCACTACCTTGGTTCCACGTAGAATCCGTTGGTAAGCTTCTTAAGATTTCCATTAGTTGATCATGAAAGGGCTTAAGGGTTAATTGAGAAAAGTAATCGCCGATGGCTATAACCCTAGTCTTCCCTCCGGCCTCACTTAGTAAGGCCAGCTTGGCAGATTTAGGTTTATAGTCAGCGTCGTATTCCGTCATCCTCTCGATTATTCTGATCTTGCTTTGAGAACCCGTAAGGGAACCGAACTTGATGAGTTTCTCGTAGAGGCCTTCGTGTACGATTGCTACAGCGTCATAATGCGCTGTAAGGAGGGCGGGTCCGTTAGGACCGCTCTTCTTACCCGGATTATGCCACTTAGCAGGCTTTACTTTGGGGATGGTTAGTGTACTTAATCATGAGTTTATGAACGAAGAGAAATCTTCGCGATTAAGCTTGTCCCAGGGATTTGGTCCTCCCGACGTTATAGTCGTGAGGTCCTTATCCACGGGAAGGTAGATACGTTTATAAGTATCTATTATGGTTAAAGCGAGCCTTTTGTGTATAGTGTGTCCACGTAGGAGGGGTAACATCGGTACAAGTACCTGTGGTATCCCTTCCTTGTTGGACTTACGAAATGCAAGGGGTTCGAATTTGTCGTTTGTTGCTACAGACAAGGCGATCTTTCGGATGGCTTTTGATAAATCAAGAGCCTTCCGGGGTCCCTCGTTCTTGTACAACGCATCTACAAACTTACACCAACTATCAAACATGTCGGAGACTAGATCTCAATTAATTCCTTCTTTACATTTAAAGATAGCTTCTAAGCTGTTTTTATTGTAAGTTGGATTGATTGTTTTCATAGTTATTCGATTTTGCTCTCCCTAGAGGACCAGGTGCCGTGAATGTGACATGAGTTGAAAGTTAGAATTGCC